GACTAATGAAGATAACTCAATAAATATTAAAAAATAGTAAAAAAGTATGAAGGTTTAAATCAATAAAAGCCTTAAAACATAAGCGTTTGAGATACTTTAATTTTCAATAATCTAATATAAAAAGAATGTGAAAAAAATAACACATAATAAATAATGGAAATAGGGGTGAAATCATAATGGAAAAAACATCAAAAACAAAATATAAGGTTGCACAATTTGTGGTTGAAGATAATGAAGTAAGTGGAATAATAAAAAATGCTTTGGGACAAAGAGGATTTGAATTAGAAATTGAACCAACAGTTCAAAATTCAATGTTTCTTCCTGCTGGTGAAATAATCAAAGTATTTAGAGTAGAACATAATCCAATAATTATTCAGACTACAGAAAGAACGTATTAAATAATAAATATGATTAGGGAAAGTCCTGAGAGCAATTAAGAAACAAAGGGAGGACTAAACTATTAAGATATGGGTTATGATAGTGGGCATGGTGCTATAAAATAAAACACATATATTGCACAGAAGGCAGTTACTTAATTGTAATTGCCTATTTGTGTTTAGTAATTAGTGTATAAATGAATTGTATATGTAATGTATAAGATTATAAATTATGAATAGATATGCAACTATATGAGGTATACAGATATAATTGTGTATTAATCATTGAATAAATAATATTGAATGGCGACAAATGAAACTTTGACGCATAAAACAAATGGAGGTATAACAATGAGAATAGAAAAGATGTTCATTGACAACAGACGGACAGCTATAAGTTCTGTAGATGCATATGAGGAGTATAAAAGAAATTGTATTAAATACTTTAACAATAAAATACATGTGGCTAATAAGAAGTATAAAAGCACAACAAATATAAATAAGGAGAAGATATTCCCATCAATGTTAGAGGATATAAGGATAGAGTATAAAGTTGTAGTAGAAACGAAAAAGAATATAACTATCTCATGGCACTAAAGAAGATATGTCCAAGATGTAATAAGATCATAGACTATTCAAAGAAGTATTGTGATGAGTGTAGTAAGGATACCAATAAGAAAACAAATAAAAGATATAAAGATAATAGAATTGATATAAAAGAATCTTCTTTCTATAAGACTAAAGAATGGGTCGGATTAAGGTCAATAGTGTTAGTACATTACAAAGGGTTAGATATATATGAGTATTATATTAATCACTGTATAGTAGATGCAAATATAGTACATCATGTTGTAGAACTTAAAGACAAATGGAATAGAAGATTAGATGTAACCAACATGATAACATGTAGCAAGGCAACACATAACTACATACACAGTGTCTATAGGAAGAGTGATAAGGACAAGAAGAATATGCAAATGATACTTAAAGGACTGATGATAAGATGGGATAATGAATTTAATATTTAATACAGCCCCCAGGGGTAGGTTTCAAACTTTTCATACCGTCTCGGGAGACGGTATGGGAGTCTCGCTTAAAAAAAACTCCCAAAATGCGAAAATAGAGAAGGTGGTTAAATGGCAAGACCGGCAAAAGCAATTGAAACAACATCAAAGCACTGGACAAAAGAAGAATTTTCAGAAAGAAAACAGGCTGAGGAAAATTTAAGAGGTAATACTGATAAGGTCAAACCACCTTCTTATCTTTCGGCTTCACAAAAAAAGATTTTTAAGACTATAGTTATGGAATTAAAAAGTTCAAACATACTTACAAATTTAGATGTTTACATTTTAACAACTTGCAGTATTTCAATAGATAGACTTTCTAATATTGAGAAGATTGTAAATAATGATATAGAAAATTTATGGAATAAAGATTTGATGGCCACTAAAGATAAATATACAAAAGATTTATTTAGATGTTGTAATGAATTGTCATTATCTCCACAATCTCGAAGTAAACTTGCGAATCTAAATATACAAGTAAAAACAAATGAAGATGATGCCCTTTTAAAAGCATTGCGTGGCGAGGATGAATGATACTTTTAAAAAAAGCAACACAATATGCAGAAGATGTTGTGAGTGGGAAAGAGGTAACTACAAAAGAAGTTATAATACAATGCAAGTGGTTTCTGAGAGATTTAGAAAAACAAAAGGAAGAAAACTTTTTATATTATTTAGATGAAAAAGAATTAAACATTATTAATAATGTTTTGAAACTTTTAAATTTTGCAACTGGACTTGATGTTATAGGTACAACAATACTAAGTGGCTTGTGGGGATTCCAAGCTTTTTTTTTATGTAATGTATTTGGATGGAGATTTAAAACCGACAAGGATAAGTATAGATATAGAGACATTACACTATTTGTTCCAAGGAAAAATGCAAAAACTTTTTTATGTGCAATATGTTTATTACTCTTAATGCTAAAAGAAGATAATTACTCTGAATTTTATTCTATATGTTTAGATAGAGAATTAGCAACAAAAACAAAGGATGCAATGACACAAATAATAAATGCAAGTCCCTGGATTAGAAAACATTTTAAAACATCAAAAACTTTATTTGGTAAAATTGAATGTCTCTTAACCAATAGTTTTTATCAAGCACGTACTGCAGAAGGTAATAAGAATAATTCTATAAGACCTTCATGTTTTGTAGCGGATGAATTTGGAGCATTTAAAGACTTAAAAAATTATGGAGCAATGAAAAGTGGACAATTAAGTGTTAAAAATCCACTTAGAATGAAAATAACATCTGCATATGCAGAGAATGAAAGTGTTATGCCAGAAGAAATAGATTTTATTCGTAAAATTTATGACGGTGTAGTTGAAAATGAGAGAATATTTGCATTACTTTATTATTCAACAGATATACACAAGTGGGATGATATTGGACTACAAATGAGCAATCCAATGAGGATAAAAGAAAATTATCAAGAAATAAAAGATAATAGAAAGTCAGCATTAGAGAAACCATTAGAGCAAGAAGAATTTTTGACTAAAAACATGAATATCTTTATACAAGAAAATGCTGGTGAAAAATATTTAGATTATAAACAATGGGAAAAAGGTAGACTTGATAACATAGATCTAAAAGGAAAAGAAGTTGTTGTTTCTGTAGATGCATCTTTGACAACAGATTTAACAGCAGTAGATGTAATGTATAAAGAAGATAAAAAGTATTATTTAATTACTCATGCATTTTTGCCTGAGAATAGTTTACCTCAACGAAGGGAAAAAATAGACTATAGGCAAATGGAAAAACTAGGCTATTGCACTATTACTAAAGGAGATATTGTAGATTACAATTTATTAGAAGATTATATTAGAGAAATAGAAGGTAAATATAATTGTATAATAAAATGTATTGCTAGTGATCCATATAATATGCTTCAGACAATGCAAAATTTAGCAAATGATTATGAAGTAATATTATTAAAACAAACTTATAGTGTACTTAGTTCTGCAATAAAGGATTTCAGACAAGAGGTTTATAAAGGAAATATGATATACCAAAAAAATAAAATACTTGATTGGTGTGTAAGTTGTGCGACTACTATAAAAGGTAAAGTGTCGGATGATATTTTATTATGCAAAGAAAACAAAAACAAGCAACGTATAGATTTATTAGTTGCTGCCATATTTGCATATACACAATTATATCTATTAGATGATTCTATAGTAATAACTGAAGATTCTATCAATGATTTTTTTGGAAGATTGACATAGGGGGTAGATAAATTGAAATTTAAACAGACTTTAATCAAGTTTACAACTGATATAAAGGAAAGATTAAATGGACTAATAAAGATTATAAGCACTTACATAGCAGAATTACTTGTTATTGGAGGCGCTTATTTTTTTATATTTGCTACCTTTTTAATAAATAGCATAGCAGGATATTATTGTTTAGGTGCTATTTTGCTATTAATAGGATTATTTCTAGCAAAGAACAAGCAATAAGAAAGGAGGTGAGCTAGAAAAACATGAAATTATTTGGAAGAAATGTAGGTTTAAATAAAGCAAGGAATTCAACTAGTACATCACTTGCTGATTTATCTTTCTTAGAAATGCTAGGGATAGATGGTAAGACAATTAATCCTAGCAGGATAGGTGAGATTACTTATTGGACATGTCTTAAAACTTTGTGCGATAAAGTAAGTTCTTTACCACCACAAATATATAAGACAGATGGTATGACAAGTGAGCCAATAGATCATTATTTAAATTATATTTTACAAACTCAACCCAACCCTTATCAAAATGCATCAATCTTTTGGTCTACTGTAGAGTACAATCGTAATCATTTTGGCAATGCATTTATCTATGTAGATACAAATACTATGGGTAAAGATGCAGGAAAGATTAACTCTTTACAACTTCTCAACTCTGAACAAATGTTGATTTTTATAGACAATGCAGGGCTATTCGGTACTATAGGTAAACTTTGGTACATATGGTCAGATATCCAAACAGGAAAGCAATATAAATTTAATAGTAGCCAAGTTATTCACTTAAAAAGTTGGGCAACAATGTATGGTGCAGGAATTATTGGACTTGCAGTAAGAAATATATTAACCAATTATGTAGATCAAGCACAATATGCTACTGCATTTACTAATAATTTAGTGAAAAATGGAATGATGACTGATAAAATTTTGCTTCAATACACTGGTGACTTAGGTGATAAGGCAAAAACTGCATTGGTTAAAAATGTTGAATCTTATGCAAGTGGGAATACTGGTAAATTCATACCATTACCATTAGGAATTACAGCTAGTAATCTTAGTTCAAAACTCACGGATAGCCAATTTATTGAATTAAATAAGTATAATGCACTCCAAATTGCAGGAGCATTTTCAATAAAACCTCAGTACATCAACGATTTTGACAAAGGTAACTATGCAAATGTTGAACAACAAACTGAAAGTATGTATAAAGATTGTTTATTACCAATACTTCAGCAATATGAACAAGAAATGAAAATAAAATTATTTACACAGCAAGAAAAAGACCAAGGTTACTATATTAATTTCAATATTGATACAATTCTCAGAGCATCATTTGACGAAAGATTAAAGTCATATTCCACAGCAATTACTACTGGTGTACTTACACCAAACGAAGCTAGAAATATGGAAAATCGCAAACCACTTGAAGGTGGAAATGATTTAATGATGCAAGGAGCATATGCACCATTGAGATTAATAGCACAAGGTGTTAATT